GAGTCTTTTTAACGCTAACCGATAAAACGCCATGAAACGCACCCGGTCCGATTCCGCTGCCGCAGCGATTCGGGCCGCCCAAGTTGCGTCCGCTGCGCCGATCGATCCGCCCGCTCACGTGAATCTCCGAGATGGCGATCGGCCATTTTGGGATGCCGTCATTTGTGCGCGCGCGCGGGATTCGTGGAACGATTCGGACCTTGCGACTGCTGCGAATCTGGCGCGTTGTAAAGCAGACATCGAGCGCGTCCAGCGGGAAATTGACGATGAAGGCGACACGCTCGTCAATGATCGCGGGACGGTTGTTCTGAACCCTAAGCACTCCTTGCTCGAGGTTCTATCCCGCAGGGCGATGGCGCTATCCCGCATGCTGCACGTCCACGCCGAGGCCACGGTCGGAAAGAGCGAGGACGCGAGCAAGTCGCTTGGCGCGGAGAAGAAGGCCAAGGCCGCACAGTCTGCTGCTGACGACGATCTGATCCCGCGACTGTACGCGGCAAAGTAATGGCGCGCGGTGCGTCACGCGGTGACCGCGTAACGGCGTTCATTGAAAAATACTGCCTGACGCCAGAAGGGCAGCACGTTGGAACGCCAATTAAATTGGTGCCATTCCAACGGAAGTTCATCAAAGCGATTTACGACAATAAGCGAGGGACGCACACCGCTTACCTGTCGATCGCCCGGAAGAACGGCAAGACCGCGTTGATTGCCGGGATGATGCTGGCGCATCTGGTCGGGCCTGAAGCGAAGTTGAACAGCCAGATCGTCAGCGGCGCACGCAGCCGGGAACAGGCCGCGCAGGTATTCAACTACGCCGCGAAGATGGTGCAGCTGTCGCCGGTGCTGTCGGGACTGGTGAAGATCATCCCGTCAGGTAAGCGCCTGATCGGGCTGCCGCTGAACGTCGAGTACCGCGCGTTATCGGCAGAAGGACAGACGGCGCACGGCCTGAGTCCGATTCTCGCCATCCTGGATGAAGTCGGTCAGGTTCGAGGAACGCAGGACGACTTTATCGATGCGATCACGACCGCACAGGGCGCGCACGAATCGCCATTGCTGGTTGCGATCAGCACGCAGGCCGCGAATGACGCCGACCTGTTCAGCACATGGATCGATGACGCGAAGCAGTCGAAAGACCCGCGCATTGTCTGCCACACCTACGAAGCGCCGGCCGGGTGCAGTTTGCTGGACGCGAAGGCATGGAAGGCGGCGAACCCTGCGCTCGGACTTTTCCGGTCTCTTGACGATCTGGCGGAGCAGGCGAAAAAGGCCGCGCGCATGCCGAGCGCGGAGAACACCTTCCGCAACCTGATCCTGAATCAGCGGGTCTCGACGGTCTGTCCGTTCATTTCGGTGGACGTGTGGAAGTCGTGTGGCGGCGTAGTCCTACCGTTCGGCGACTCGCCGGTGTGGGCCGGGTTGGATCTGTCCGGGCGCACCGACCTGACCGCACTGGTGATGATCGCCAAGCTGGCCGGCGTGTGGCATGTGATGCCGCACTTCTGGACGCCGGAAGTAGGCCTATCTGAGAGAGCAAAGCGGGACCGGGCGCCTTACGACGTATGGGCGAGGCAGGGGTATATGCACACCACGCCTGGCGCGACGGTCGATTATGAATACGTGGCTCAGGACATCGCGGCAATCCTCGGTCCGCTGAATGTGCAGTCCGTTGCGTATGACCGCTGGCGGATCGACCTGCTGAAAAAAGAGTTCGAGAAGATCGGCGCGGATATCCCGCTCGTCGAATTCGGGCAGGGGTTCAAGGACATGAGCCCGGCGATCGAATCGCTTGAGGCTGAGTTGGTAAATGCTCGAGTCGCGCACGGCGCGCACCCGGTGCTGACGATGTGCGCATCAAACGCAGTGGTGACATCGGACCCTGCCGGCAATCGGAAGCTCGACAAACACAAGGCCACGGGCCGCATTGACGGACTCGTTGGGATGGCAATGGCGTTCGGGTGCGCTTCGGCGCAGGAAGAGGAAGCCGAATCCGTTTATGAAGCGTTGGCGCGCAAGACAAGGGAAACGCTGAATGAACATCATTGAACGCATCAAAAACCGCCTCACGTTCTGGCGCGTATCTCACCCACGGTTTTTCGTCGGCCAGAACCAAGCCGGCGTAACGGTCACCGAGGACACCGCGCTCGCGTATTCCGCCGTCGCGGCCTGCGTGCGAGTGGTTTCCGAAACGCTTGCGTCTTTGCCGTGGCAGGTCTATCGCCGCATCGATGGTGGCGGTCGTGAGGCGATGGGGAACAACTCCATCCAGTGGCTGCTGAACGTGCAAGCCAATCCGGAAATGACGGCGTATGTGTTCCGCCGGACCATGATCGCGCACCAACTGACATGGGGCAATGCCTATGCGGAGATCGAGCGGAGCGCAGGCGGGCGAACGACTTGGTTGTGGCCTTTGCCGCCGGATCGGTGCTGCCTCGAACGAGATGCGAGCGGCGCACTGTGGCTGAGGGTCACTGGCGAAAATGGAACGCAGTACCTGAGCCGGGACAATTTCCTGCACTTCTCGGACGGCGGCTTTGACGGCATCGTCGGAATGTCTCGCGTGCAAGCAGCACGTCGGGCAATCGGCGCGGGTATCGCGCAGGACGTGTTCGCGTCCCAATATTATGCAAACGGCGCATCGGTTGGCGGGGTGATCGAGAACAAAACGGCCAAGCTCAGCATCGAGGGGCGCGAGGCGTTGCTTGCCGACTTCAACGAAAAATACGCCGGTCCGACCAAAGTCGGGAAGACGCTCTATCTCGACAACGGCATGGAATACAAGCAGTTCAGCATGCCGCTGACGGACGCTCAGTTTTTGGAAACCCGTCGCTTTCAGGTCGAGGAAATCGCCCGCTGGTACGGCGTTCCGCTGCATCTGTTGCAGGATCTGACCAACGCGAACTACGCCGTCAGCTATGAGGCGTCGAAAAACTTCGTCGAATATACGCTCAGGCCGCTTTGCGTACAGCACGAGCAGGAAGCCAATATCCGTCTGTTCGGCGTGCGCTCGATGGGTTCCGTGTATTCGCGCGTAAATCTGTCCGGGCTGCTTCGCGGAGATCCGAAAACGCGAGGCGAGTACTACAAAGCCATGATCAACGCGGGTGTGATGAACATCAACGAAATCCGAGAGCTTGAAGAGCTGAACTCGATCGGTCCGGACGGCGACGAGCACTACATGCAACTGAACATGACCACGATCGCACGGATCGCGTCCGGTGATGCGCAGGCAGAAGCATCAGCGCCGGAAGCGCCGGAGCCAGAGCCGGAACCACAACCCGAAAACGTAGTCCGCAGCATCGCCATGGCGTGGCGGCATGAGCAGAAACAGGAGCAGCGAAATGTCTAATGTACGGTTCGTCAGTCGCGGCAATGCCGGTGAAATCTGGCTGTACGATCAGGTCGGCCAGACCAAGAAAGGCGGCATGTCCGCGAAAATGTTCGGCACGGAACTGCGCGCGCTCGGCAGGGTCGGCGAGATCAATTTGCGCATCAACTCGCCCGGCGGATCGGTATTCGAGGGGGTTGCGATCTACAACCAACTCAAGCAGCACCCAGCCCGGATCGTGGTGGACATCGACGGGGTTGCCGCGTCGATTGCCTCGTTGATCGCAATGGCGGGCGACGAAATTCGCATGGCCGACAACGCCATGATGATGATTCATGACCCGTACGTCGAAACAGCAGGCGGATCTGCAGAACTGAGAAAGACTGCCGACTTGCTGGACCAGATCCGCGACATCATCGTCAGCACCTACGCAAAGCGTACCGCTCGCCCCGACGCGGAAATCAAGCAACTGATGGCTGACGAAACCTGGATGTCCGCGGGCGCCGCTGCGGATCTCGGCTTTATCGATGCCGTCACCGCAGAGCAGCGCATCGCCGCATGCAGCGGGTTCGACTTCTCGAACTTCCGCAAGACGCCAGCCGCACTGACTGGCGAACCTCAATCCGCACAACACTCAATGGCGCTGGTGAAGCTCACCGCCATGAGTACCAGATTGCGATAAATCAATCGCAAGACAGCCGGCGCTTTAGCCGCATCACGCCGCCTTCGGGCGGCTTTTTTTTCGGAGCAAGAAATGCAAAACATCGAGCAGATCAAAGCCCGGCTCGTCGAACTGAACGAGATCGGAAAAGCAATCCAAGCCAAGGCTGACGCGGAAAAGCGCGAGCTGTCGGCGGACGAACAGAAGGACGTGGATGCCATTTTCAACGAGTTCGAAGCAGGCGAGGCGGACATCGCTCGCCGTGAGCGTCTGTCGGCGCAAGAGAAGCGCCTGGACATGAGTGCCGGCCGCGTCGTCCCGCCCCAGCCGCTTGCCATGCAAAACGGTTCGAGCGTCGTCGTTCAGAATGGTGTGGGTCCGGACGGACTGCGCAATACCCGTCTTTCGACGCGCGAAGATCGTGCCCGGTGGGGATTCCATGACCTGGGCGAATTCTGCGCAGCCGTTCGCTCGGCCTCTAATAACCCGAGCTCGATCGACCAGCGCCTGATCACGAACGCGCTGTCGACCTACGGTTCGGAAGGCGTCGGCGCAGACGGCGGGTTTGCGGTTCCGCCAGAATGGCGTTCCTCGATTATGGAAGCCGTCGTCGGCGAAGACTCGCTGCTGTCGCGCACCGACCAGCAGCAGGCGACCGGTAACAGTATCACCTTCCCGGTGGATGAGACGACCGCATGGCAGACCAGCGGCGGCATCCAGGCCTACTGGGACGGCGAAGCCGCAGCGATGACGCAATCGAAGCCTGCGCTCAAGGAAGTCACCGTCAAGCTGCACCGTGTGACCGCTCTGGTTCCGGTGACAGACGAGCTTCTGCAGGACTCGGCCGCCCTCGGCTCGTATGTCTCCCGTAAGGCCGGCGAGAAGATCGCATTCAAGGTCAACGACGCGATCCTGAACGGCACTGGCGCAGGCCAGCCGCTCGGCATCCTGAACGCACCGGCTACCGTGTCGATCGCGAAGGAGGCCTCGCAGACCGCCGCGACGTTCCATGCTGACAACGCCGTCAAGATGATGGCGCGCATGCCGGCCGCCAGCTTCGGCCGGTCCGCATGGATCATCAACCAGGATGTCGTGCCGCAGATCATGAAGCTCGGCTTTGCGGTTACGACCGCCTCCGGAACTGCGGCCGGCGCTGGACAGCTGTACATGCCCCCGACTGGCCTGGCGAACTCGGGCGCGTATGGCTCGCTGCTCGGCCGGCCGATCATCGTCACCGAAGCTTGCGCAACTCTTGGCACGGTCGGCGACGTGGTTCTCGCGGATCTGGCGCAGTACCTCGCGGTGATCAAGGCCGGCGGCGTGCGTTCCGACACCTCGATCCATCTGTTCTTCGATCAGAACGCGACCGCCTTCCGCTTCGTACTGAGGATGAACGGGCAGCCGTGGCTGTCGGCGCCGATCGCTCGCAAGAACGGTTCGAACACCCTCTCGCACTTCATCACCCTCGCGACCCGCGCGTAATTGATCTGAGCCCGGCGTAATGCCGGGCGCAACGGAGAACACGAAATGACCACTTCCCTTAATGGCCGGCTCGACGAGCAGGTTTACATGGTGCAGGCCGCCAGCAATGGCGTTCTGACGACCACTGTTGGCGACTGCGTCTATGTGTCGCTGAAAAACTACCGCAAGGTGCAGGTCGTCATCGACATGCTGAACGCGACGACCGTAACCGGCGCGACCGTGACGCTCAAGCAAGCGACAGCAGTTGCCGGCACGAACGAAAAGGCTCTGGCCTTCACGCGCATGCTCGCCAACATCGATGTTGCAGCCTCGCAGGCGATGACCGAAACGGAGGTGACCAGCAACACATTCACGACCGACACCACGAACTCGAAGCGCCTGCGCTACGTGCTTGATGTGGATTCCGAGTCGTTGGACGTTGCCGGCGGGTTCGACTGCTTCCGAGTGGACTGCACCGGCGCTCTCGCGAGCCTCGGCACCGTGACCTATGCGCTGTACGGCGCCCGGTATAACGGCGCCAGCCCGTTGGTCGATTGACCGAGTTGATGACCGAAACAAGCCCGCCATGCGCGGGCTTTTTCACGTCTGGAGCACCGATATGCAGGTAACGATTTTGACCAGCTTCAAAAAAGGCTACCAGAGCTACGAAGCGGGCGAAGTGCGCTCGATTCCCGACGAGGACGCAATCGTCTTTGCGCGTCGCGGATGGGTGCTCGTTGATGGCATCACGCCCGACGCGCAGACCGGCGGGACGCTGACGCTCGACATTCACAAGGCCCGCATGGGCACCACAAGTAAGGGGCTCTGAAATGGCAAAGGCAGTGGATGATAGCGTGCTCGATGGCGCGCTCACGGTAGTCAAGACGCTATCGGAAAGCATGGTCGCGTGTTCCGCGCAGCCCGCAAACTACGCGGGCGTGGCAGCGGTTGCGCTCGCGGATGTCGCGGTTGCGACCGGGGATTTCACCATCGCCAACGGCGACACGTCGGGCCGGAAAGTCACGGTCGGTGCCAAGTCTGCGGTGACGATCGACACGTCTGGCGATGCCACTCACGTCGCGCTGATCGATGTGACCAATACGACCCTGCGCTACGTGACAACCTGCACGACGCTCACGCTCACGGCCGGCGGCGGCAATACCGTCAACTTCCCGGCGTGGGATATCGAAATCGCCGACCCAACCTGAGCATGATCCAGCTCGCGCTGTACAAGCACCGCCGGCCGCTCACGACCGTTGCTGGAATCGGCGCCGCGCTGATCCGCTGGTGGACGCGATCGGAGTATTCGCACTGCGAACTCGTGGTCGATGGGATGTGTTTCAGCTCTTCGATCCAGGACGGCGGCGTTCGGGCGAAGATGATCGATCTGCGCTCGGACCGCTGGGACTGGATCGACCTGCCGTGGGCGAGTCGTGACGCGATCATCGCCCATTGGGATGCCACGCTTGGCCAGCCCTACGACTGGTGGGGCCTGATCGGCTCGCAGGTTTTCAATCGCCGGTCGCACGTCCAGAAATCCGCGTTTTGCAGCGAGTGGTGCGCCGCCGCGCTCGAACTGACCCACCCGCAGACCTACAGCCCGCAGACGCTCGCGGACTATTGCCGGAGCCGTAGAGCATGACCCCCACCGAAATCCGCGCGGCAATCGTCGCCGACCCAGCGCTACAGGCGCTCGTGCCCGATACCGTCGCGCTCGCAGCCGCGATGTCGATCGGGCGCACACGGCTCGGCACGGTTACGCGCTCCGATTTTGCCGGGTGGGCCGCCGCGAGTGGCCTGCGCAGCAAGATCGAGGATTTGTCCACGACCTCTGCGCACCCCCTGCGCGACTCGTCCCTGGCCATTCTCGATGTGCTAAAAGGCGCGTCGGACGGGATCAATCTGTCCCGTCCTGCCAATGCCGCGATGCTCGACGCATGGGTAGCTACGGGCAATCTCGCTGCAGCGGATCGGGATGCGCTGATCGCGCTTGCTACCACGGACGATCCGGTGCCCGAATACGACGTGCGCGTCGCAATCTTTAATGCTGACGGGAGCCTCGCAGTATGACCACAACGACACTCACCAAAACGCCACGCACGCTCATTGCCGCGGCCACCAGCAACGCGGCCGGCGCGACGACCGAGGGCACGCCGGTTGATCTGCGCACCAAGCAGGGCGGCATTCTGACCGCGAAGATCACCAACGGCGCCACTGGCCCGACCATTCAGGCGACGATTCAGGTTCTCATCGCGCACAACTCCGGTGCGTCGCCGACCGGTGCGGCCGAGGGCACGGACTGGAAGCTGATTTATGAACTGCCGGGTGGCGTCTCTGCGAATGCCATCTCCCGCATCAAGGGGCTCCCGATCGACGCGGGCGTGATGCACCTGCACGTCCGCTGTACGGGCAACACCGGTCAAGCGGTGACGTGCGAGGCTTTCCTGTCCGAGATCACGGACGCCCAGAGCGCGTAACCCGTGCCTGCCCTGATCCTCCCGCGCCGTTTTTCGGGCCAACCGCAGACCGGTCGGGTCGCGCTTGCGCCCGAGTGGAACCGCG